TTAGTCAATAAGATTTTTAGAGAGGTCTTTCATTAAGTTACTAAACTTATTGGAAGCCTCTTTTTTTATGTTCTTTGTCATGTGTGCGTATATGTCCATTGTTGTATTAATATCGGAGTGTCCGAGTCGTTCCTGTATCTCTTTTATGTGTACATTTGCTTCAATTAACAAAGAGGTATGAGTATGTCTAAATGAATGAGGTGTTACTTGTTTTTGTATAGATGTTTTCTTAAGTAATCGCTGCATTCTAATTGATAAATGCTTAATTGTCTTAGGATAACCTTCATTGGTTGAAAAAATAAAATTATTGTCTTTATAAAATGGTTTGTTATCTTTTATTATTTTTTCTTGTTGTTGTTTGTGCTGTGCTAGCATAGCAACTAAAAGAGGGTCTATTGTTATTGTACGTATGGAACCCTCTGTTTTTGGTGTCAGTAATGTATATTTTGACTTGTTGTTTGTTGGGTTGTAGTAAGTTTTTATAACTCTTAGTGTATGTTCGTCAAAATCAATATCAGACCATTTTAAAGCGATCATTTCACCTATTCGTAAGCCAGTATACGCTAGCATAGTAAAGGCTAATAGGTCACCTTCTAATCCATCATTTTTAGTAACCGTTAGAAATTCCTCTAATTCTTCTTTTTCAAGAAACTTTTCATGAATTTTATTACCTTGTTCAAGATCAGAGACAGTTTTCTTTTTCTTAGGTAGTTTAATTCCTTTAGTTGGTATATCCTTAATCAATTTATTTTCTTGAGCATACACAAAAACCATGTTAGTAGATGAATGAATACTTGAAATATAGTTGGAACTGAAAGTATTTGCTAACTTATCTATTGTGTCCTGGTATGCTTTTTTAGTGATTTTTTGAATAGGTATTTGTCCTAAATCATCAATAACACGATCTAGCGCAATCCTTCTTGCTCTTATGCTACTTACTTTTGCCCCTTGAGATTCATAGTGCTTTAACCAATCCTTGCACATTGTTTCGAAGGTTATTTTTAATGGTTCGATATATTCCCCATTATGAAATTGTCTTTCGAATAAAGCGGCTGCAAGTTTTGCATCTTTTTGAGTTAAAAAACCAGACTTACTCTTTTTTATTTCCTTTCCTGTTACGGGATCAGTACCCATATATGCACGGAACGCCCACTTTTTTCCCTTTTTATAGATGTATGCCATCGGATTCCCCTCTTTTTTTCATTATGAAATATTCTATAAAATCTTTTATATGTTGTTTGTCTTCATCTGTAAGTTTTTTCTGTTCGTTATTACTGGAAGGCGTATCCTCATCAAAAAATAAATCAAGATTTGAACTAAGTAAATAATTAAGGTTGAAAAGGTAAGGAGGGACTGACAGACTTTTCGTAACTGTTTCATCTTTGACATAAGTACCATTGTATTTATTAATACGATCAGTTAAGCGTTGTTTATGTTGTTTTAACTCCTTTAGGTCCCCTTGTTCTGGTTGTTTTTCCAAACGCTTAATTTCTGCATTTACTTTTTCTAATTCTTCTAGGTCTTGTTTATGGAATACTTGTTTGAAAGCAGCTTCGTCCACTTCGTTAAGTACCATTTTAAATGGATCACTAACAAGACCAGCAGCCATCATTAATGTACCGTTCGGTACTCCCAAACCTGTAGCTAATTTATTAATGGTTTCAATTTTAGGTGTTTTACGATTACCGTTTTCTAAATTGGAAATATATGATTGTGATAATCCAGATAATGTAGCTAATTGACTAGTAGTTAAGTGCTTTTCTTTCCTTTTGTTCTTTATAAAATCAGCAAAATATTTATTTTGATTCAATGTAATTCACTCCTTTTTATTACTTATGGTTTACATTATAAGTCATTTTTAATCCAAATGAAATAAAAATGTTGACAAAAGAATTACAAAGGGCTAATATGATAATTAATTCAAATGAATTAAATAATTCATACGGATTAAAAAGGGGGGTGGAACAAGATGAAAATCTATTTGAAAGATATTAAGGAGTTTAATATTTTATTGATTAAAAAAGGGTTTAACAAAAGTTCCCTTGCTAAAGAAGCGCAAGTTTCAAAGTCCTCAATTGCTAATATATCAAAAGGAACAAGACATCCGAGTCCATTGGTTGCTAAAAAAATAACGGATGCTTTAGAGATTGATTTTGATGAAATTTTTCAAATAAGGTTTCACGAAAAGGAGGTGATCTAAATTGTTAAATGTTCAGATTGATGAAAAGACAGTTAATTTTATGCTAGAAAAAGCAATTAATGAAAAAGTTGAGGAGTTGGCTAAACAAAAATACTTCATGACTTATAAAGAGTTGTCCGAGTATCTAAACATTAGCAAACCGACTATTGAAGAACGGTTAGTCAAAAATGGATTACGATACTACAAAGTTGGTAGCAAATATCTTTTTAAGAAAAGTGAAGTAGATGCATTTTTGGATGATATGACTTCCAATATGGATGCTACTAACAACGACATAAAGTTTTACGGTTTTGAATCTTAAATGAGGGAGATTTTTTAAAAATGACGGAACAAAACATGAAAAAAAAGTTACATATGATTTTAAAGGAAGCGGAGAATGGTAATCCGAAAGCAATCGAAGTTTTAAAGGCGATAACTGGAATAATATCAAAGGCGGAGTGAAGGTTAGTGGTAAAAAACAATAAAAAAAAGATATATGAACGGCGAATTCATATATCTTCATGCAAATTTTATTAATTACTTACATTTTAACATTAAGTTGTTTTAGATACAAGGGAGGTGAGAGTTTGTTATCCATTACAACAGCACATAAAGAAAAAATAAAGCTTAAATATGACAGATTAATCGATATAACTGACTTTAAATCCCTTACCAACACAAACGCTATTAATCAAAAGATAGCATACGGAGAGTTTTTAAATAGGATAAGCGAGCCTATGATAACCAATGAGAAAGGCAATGCAGGTGGTTTTATAGGAGGATATGTTCAAGATCGTAGAAATAAAGCCAATGTAAAAAGCAGAAGCATCATATTAATTGATATAGATGAAGTGCCAGAAGGTGTAAATGTGTGGGAGAACATTGAGGGTTTCACAAATTTTGCGGTTGCTATGTATTCAACGCACAATCATACAAAAGAGAATCCACGTTACAGAGTTATCATACCTCTGCATCATGATATTGAGCCGGAACACTACAAAGAAGTCACACGATATTTAGTGGATATTCTCCAAGTCTGGATTGATGAGACTTCATGTGAATTTGAGCGACACATGCACTATCCAACTTGTAGTAACCCTGATAATTATGAATTTTATTATCAAGACTTCCCTTTCTTTGATGCTAGCTTTATTACAAAACAGCATGAAGAAATTAAGACTTTTAAAAATAACGAAAAAGCTGATCCACGCACAAAACAAAACTGGATTGGGGCATGGACAAATATTTATTCGATAACAGATGTTTTGGACAACTTCTTATCAGATAAATATGAGCCATTTATAAGTAATAGATATACCTATATTGATGGAAGCTCTAAAGGTGGATTAATTATTTATGACGATGATACACATGCACATAGTAATCATTCAACAGACCCGATTAGCGGTAAGAATGTAAACAGTTTTGACTTATATAGGCTACATAAATTTTCTCATCTGGATAACGGTACGGAGGATATGAAGGATAAGCCTAGTTATAAAGCCATGATTGAGCATTGTAAGAAAGATGAAAAGGTTAAGGAATATTACGAAAGATATATAAGTGATAGACAAGGTATTCGTAAGCAAGAAGAACCAAAAGTGCAAAATGAAATAGATTTTAAAAGAAATAGCAAAAACAAAATACTTGTTAAAGCTGAAAATACCAAGAAGCTATTAGATTCAATGGGTATAGAGGTTTATTACGATGTTATAAGAAAACGTGAATACTTATCGTCCTTAAATTTATATTTTGATGGTGAAATAGCAGATCATCACGCACAAGGAATTATAGAAGAATCTATTGATAGGGATTATTTTATAACGAAAGATAAACTAATTGACCATCTTTTATATTTAGCTAGCTGCAATAAAAAGAACAAGGTAGCTGAATATTTCTTAAACGTATCTAAGAAATGGGATGGGCAGAGCCGTATCGAGGAAGTTTTCGCAACATTAAACGCTAGATCAGATAGGGAGTTAGGAATTGCGTACTTAAAAAAATGGGCAATCCAAGCTGTTAAACTCGCATTCAACGAAAGCGGAAAGATGAATCAAGAATTTGTACTTGTCTTTCAAGGCTCTCAAGGTTGTGGGAAAACATTCTGGTTTAAGTTGTTATTTAACTCAATAGGTGATGACTATTTCAAAACTGGTAAAAGGCTCAACCCAGAGAACAAAGACAGTGTAATCGAGGCAGTAAGCAATTTTGCCGTTGAATTAGGCGAGTTGGATTCTACAATGAAATTTGAACAAGCGGCACTAAAAGCATTCTTTACAGAGAATTTTGATGAATTTAGGCGACCATATCAACGATTATCAGTTAAATATCCAAGGATGACCATTTTCTTTGCTACGGTTAATGACGATGAATTTTTGAAAGATAAGACAGGAAATAGGCGATACGCTGTAATAAACGTAGGTGACAAGATAAGTGATTTAAAAGCAGTGGATATTGACCAGTTTTGGGGAGAAGTCGCTACAATGGCGTTAAAAGATGATTCGCACCTTCTTACTAGTGCAGAAGCCCAAAAACAAAAAGAACACAACGAAGAAAGCGAACTACAGACACATGAAGAAATTGAAATTTTAAGCGGATTTTCTTGGGGAGCATCTAAAGATTTGTGGACGTGGAAAAGTAGTAAAGTCATTTTCAAAGAACTGGATTTAACTAAGAATACAAAAAATGCAGCCATAGCACTTAAGAAGTACGGAGCAGTAAGGAAACAAAAGGGTAAAGATAGAGAAAGAGGATGGATAACACCACCTTTTGCTGGAAGACCATCATGTTAACAGGGTGAACAGCTAATTATTAGGGTGAACGCTAGCGAACACCAAAAAACAAAAGACGTGTTCTACCTTTAAAACCAGTAGTACCAATGATTCAGCGGAAAAGAGAACACATGAACACCATAATCTATATAAAAAGTATAAATAAATATATATAGGTAGAGAGAGTAGTAGAGAGTCACAGTTTGTTACTTTTGCTGATTTCTGGTGTTCCTAGTGTTCGCCTTACTCAAAACCCAGTCATACCAATGGTTTTAGGTAGAACGCTTAACATTAAATACTGTTCAACTAGGTGTTCACCTTTAGTCTAAATGGTGTTCACCCTAACGTAGAGGTATGGGTGAGGTTATTTTTTCGGATGTAAAACTAAAACAATGAAAAATGAGGTGAGTATATGGAAGGGAAAATAATTCAGATAATACCAGCTCCAGCTGATTTAAATACAGTGTATCAAAACTATGAAACAGGTGAATTGATAACATCAAGGACGTTATGTCTTGCTTTAACAGACGAAGGAGAAGTTCATTTAATGGATATAGACGATAGTGGTTTGGTTGATGTTGCAGAAGCAGCAAGCAATTTTAAGGGCATTGAATGGGAGCAATCCTATGGATGAAATATTAGAACGATTGAAGGAACAATTAGAAATTAATTGTGATGATGAAAAGGTAATGGTAGATTGTTTAGACCTTATGGAGCTTATACAAGAATACGAAATAGAAACAGGTAGAAAGAAAAGATGGCTAGATGAGAGGTGGTGAGTAAATGGCGAGTTTTTTTAATAAAATTTTTAATCGAAAAAAAGAACCACAGAAAACAGAAAGAGCCGATGTAATGAGTGGTGGGGCTGCAATATTTACACCTTTTAGCGGTAATGCTTATGAAAGTGATATTTACAGATCGGCAGTCGATAGCATAGCTAGAAACGCTGCAAAGCTAAAAGGAACGCATGTAATGACATCATCAGACCGTCGTAAAAAGGGTGATTGTCATTTAAACCGTATTTTACAAGTAAGACCGAACCCTTATATGACCGCTTATGACCTTATTTATAAGTTGGTTACTCACTACTATCTTTATAATAATGCTTTTGCTTACTTAGAAAAGGACGACAAGGGTAATTTAGTTGCTATATATCCATTGTCACCTCAAAGTGTGGAATACCTCACTGATCTAACAGGTGAAATGTATTGTCGTTTCTTATTTGCGAATGGTCAACAAGCTACATTGCATTTTTCAGAGGTATTTATAGTAAGACGTTTCTTTAATTCTAATGATCTATTAGGTGATATTAATACAGCAATTTTACCAACTTTAGATTTAGCTCATACGCAAAATGAAGGATTGGGAAATGCTATAAAATCGAATGCAACGATTAGAGGTATCTTGAAATACAATCAAGTTTTATCACCTGAGAAGTTAAAAGAGGAAAAGGAAGCTTTTACTAACGATTATTTATCAATTGGCAATAATGGAGGTATCGCAGCAATCGATAATAAATATGAATATATCCCACTAGAAACAAAGCCGACGACTATTGATGATAAGCAGCTAGAAGCGGTGAAAAAGAAGATTTATGAGTATTTGGGTATTAGTGAAACCATTGTGAATAGCACTTATTCAGAAGAAGAGTGGGCGGCATTTTATGAAAGTGTGTTAGAGCCGTTAGCGATTCAATTTTCTTTAGAATTGACGGACAAGCTTTTCACAGAACGTGAGCAGTCTTTTGGAAACTCTATCATTTTTGAAGCGAATAGATTGCAGTTTGCTAGTAATGAAACAAAAACGAACATTATTAAGGAATTAATGCCGCTAGGCTTATTCACGATAAATCAAGCATTAGAAATTTTAAACCTACCACCAGTTGAGGACGGTGACAAGCGACTACAAACATTGAACGTAGTTAATGCAGAAAAAGCCGATCAATATCAACTTAAAGAACAAGGGGGTAATAATCAATGAAAGAGTTAAGAGTAGCAGAACTAAGAGCAGCCGAGCTGGCAGGTGACAGCAGCCTTATTCTAAATGGTAGACCGATTGTATACGATCAGCCTACCACTATAAAAGCGCCATTTGGGGAATATATCGAGATTATTCAAAGAGGCGCATTAGAAAAAGCCGATTTATCGGATATTCGTTTACTGTATAACCACGATATGAGCAAGATTCCTTTAGCAAGAACACCTAAAACAATGTCCTTTGCGTTAGATTCGGCAGGATTAACAATGAGGGCAGAATTACCAGAAACAGAGGAAGGAAAAAGCGTTTATACGGCAGTGAGACGTCAAGACCTTTCAGGGATGTCATTTGCTTTCAAAGTACCAGAAGGCGGCAGCCAGTTTGATGCAAAGACAAACACAAGAACAATAAGCAAGATAGAAAAAGTATATGAGTTTAGTATTTGTCCATTTCCTGCTTACCCTCAAACGAGTGTAGAGGCAAGGGCAGCAATCGAAAGTTCATGGGAAATGTTGAAATCAGCAGAAAGACAAGCATTAAAAATAAAAATTAATCAATTACTAATGAGGAGAGTGTAAGAATATGAAATTCACTACAGTAGCAGAGGTATTTAACTTTTATCGTAATCATTCTTTAGCAGAAATGGAAGCAAGAGCAGCACAAATTAAGGGTACAGTTGATACTGATCCAAATGCAGATATTGCATCTATCAATATTGAGATTGAGGGGTTGAAACAAGCGATGACTAACAGTAAAGAAAAACAAACACAAAATCAAAACCAAACACCACCAGCGAACGGAACGGCACAACGTAGCCAATTCAATCCGATTACTGGGATGAACTTTAACCAGGGGCAACAGGTACCAACAGAGAACATTTTTGAAAGTACAGAGTACCGAAATGCATTCTATAAAACAATGCTAGGGCAAAAGCTTACTGATATTGAAACAAGAACTTTTAACCGAGCTATGGAAATTCAAGAAGCGGAACACCGAGCAGATGCTTTTAATACTACAACTAATAGCGCAGCAGTATTGCCTACAACTACGTTAAATGAGGTTATCAGCAAGGCACGTACAATGGGCGGTTTGATCTCACACGTTCGAAACTTTAATATCCCAACTAATATTAGTGTACCAATTGGAACGCCAACAAATAAGGCTCAATGGCATGTAGAGGGTGCGCCTGTCGAAAGTGAAAAGGTTCCAACAGCAGCCGTTAGTTTTGCAGGATATGAAATCATTAAAGTATTCTCAATCAGTGCAGCAGCTAAGAAAATGACAGTACAAGCTTTTGAAGCTTATATGATTGATGAACTTACTAATTGTGTAATGGAAGCTATTGCAGATGCATTAGTAAATGGTACAGGAGCAGGGCAAGGAACTGGACTACTTAAGGGTATTACATGGAACGCAACTAACAGCTTTACGTTTGCCAAAGCAGGCGCACCAAAATACACAGACTTTACAAAAATGCTAGCAATGTTAAAACGTGGATATGCAGCAGGCGCAAAATTTGCTATGAGTAACGCTACACTTTATAACCATGTTTATAGCTTGGTAGATGGAAATGGCAGACCGATCTTTATTGCAGACCCTAAGAATGAAAGTATTGGATATGTGTTAGGTAAAGAGGTAGTGATTGATGACAACCTAGCAGATGGCACTATTATTCTAGGTAACTTGAATTATATGGGATATAACATGCCACAGGGAATCATGATTGAAGTATCAAGAGAAAGCAGCTTTAAGAGTGGGCTGATTGATTACCGAGCTATGGCGATTGCGGATACTAAGCCATTAGTAGGCGAAGCGTTTATTAAATTATCTGAAGCGACAGCTTAACCAATCATTAAGGGGGTATCAGTTATAACGCTGGTATCCCTTATTTAAAAGGAGCGATTACATTGTTGATAGATATACAGGAAGCAAGGGACGCAGTAAGGATAGATGGTGCAGACAATGATCCTATTCTTATTTCCTTATTAGAATCTATTCCCTCATATCTTGAGGTAACAACAGGCAGGACGTGGGAGGACACAACAGTACATCCATTAGCACAGACAGTAACCAAGTTTATCTTACAGCTATGGTATGACCCGCAAGGACAGGATAGTGAGAGATTGAAGCGAACAATTGATAATCTATTAACGGCATTAACTGTATTAGGTAGGACTATGAACAATGGCTAAGGATTATGCAAAATCTTTTTATAACAGTGCACCATGGCGCAAATGTAAGGATGGATTCATGCAAAGTAAGCACTATTTATGCGAAAGATGCGGTGATATAGCCGTTATATGTCATCACAAACAATATATTACGCCACAAAACATTAATAATCCGAACATAACGCTAAATTGGGATAATTTAGAGGCTCTATGCCAAACATGCCATAACCAAGAACACCATAGCGGTGATATATGTGCCAACGGATTAACATTCGATAGCAAAGGAAATTTGATTCGAAAATAAAACAGCCCCCCATCAAATTGAGAAAAAAGCATGGCTTGAGGACCGAGGGGGAGGCTTTCTTTTCCCCTCTATGACTTTTTGTATTAAGGGAGGGATAAAACAAAAAAACAATAAATAATGAAGGTGATTATATGAGAACTTCCAAGAAGGTTACAGCAGTTTCTAGTGATATGAAAAAACTTAAAACAATATTAAAGCAGATTCCAAATGATCGTTTGCCAATAGCACAGAGCATATATAATGAACTTGTTTTTATTCAAAATACTTTAGATACCCTAAAAGCCCAAGTAGGTGAAGAAGGGCCGACGGCAATGTTCAAACAGGGAAGGCAAGAATTTTTAAGAGAACACCCAGCATTAAAGGCTTATAACACAACCGTACAGCGCTACAGCCTTTTATATAAACAATTAGTGGACTTACTACCACCAACGGAAACAGGGCAGCAGAATGACCCTTTACTTGACTTCATAAAGGGGTGATAACTGTGAATTATGTATTAGAGTATTGGGATGCTATTGAGGCAGGAAAAGTAATTGTTTCTAAGCGAGTTTATAGGCAATATAAACGATTAGTGGACGAGATAAACACGCCAGATAAATATATCTTTGATGAAAGAAAAGCAAATAAACCTATTGAATTTATAGAGCGTTTTTGCAAGCACAGTAAAGGGGAATGGGCTTGCAAGCCGATTGAGTTAGAACTATTTCAAAAGGCTTATATAGCTGCCTTATTCGGTTTTATAGACAAGAAAACAGGGTTGAGGCGTTATCGTGAAAGCTTATTCTATGTAGCAAGGAAAAACGGTAAAACAACTATGTTAGCAGGATTGGCAGCTTATATGCTTATAGCCGATGGGGAAGGCGGGGCCGAAGTTTATAGTATTGCTTCCAAACGTGACCAAGCCCGTATTTTGTTTGATGAAACTCACAACATGATTCAACAAAGCCCCGATCTATCCAAACATATTAAGAAGCGCAAGAGTGACTTGTATTTTCCGCTTACTATGTCCAAACTCATGCCATTAGCAAAAAACAGCAATACATTAGATGGGCTTAACAGTAGCATGGTTATTATTGATGAGTTACATTCAATTTTAGATCGTAACTTGTATGAGGTTATGAAACAAAGCCAATCAGCACGACAGCAGCCTATTTTAATCATGATTACAACGGCTGGTACGGTTAGAGAAAATATATTTGATGATATGTATCAATACGCTTGCAATATTGTGGATGGAAAGTTTGAGGACGACAGATTCCTACCTATTTTATATGAGCTTGATGATAAGAGTGAGTGGACAGATAACAACGCATGGCAAAAGGCAAACCCTGCATTAGGTTCAATCAAGAAATTAGATGACCTGGAAAGTAAAGTAGAGAAGGCAAAGAATAATCCTAGCGATCTAAGCGGCCTACTCACAAAGGATTTTAATATTAGGGATACTGTAAAAAGTGCATGGCTTACATTTGATGATATAAACAATGAGGAAACCTTTGATATAGAGCAGTTTAGAAATTGCTATGCAATAGGTGGAGCAGATTTAAGCGTAACAACAGATTTATCTTGTGCAACTCTTTTATTTGTGGATAAAGAAACTCAAAAACGTTTCATTCATCAAATGTATTGGTTGCCACGTGATAGCTTTGAAAAACGGGTACAAATGGACAAGATTCCTTATGATAAATGGCTAGAACAAGGGCTATTACGGCTTTGTAACGGCAATAGCATAAATTACGGTGATATAACAGCATGGTTTGTGGAAATGCTCAACAATTACGGAATAACACCTTTGTGGGTTTATTATGATAGTTATTCAGCTAAATATTGGGTAGAGGAAATGGAGCAACATGGCTTTAAAATGGTTAGATGTATTCAAGGAGCTAAAACATTAAGTCTTCCCATGCAACAGATGGGAGCTGATTTGCAAGCGAAAAAGATTAATTATAATAATTCACCTATTCTTAAGTGGTGTTTAACTAATACCGGTGTTGAAACTGATCGTAATGGTAATATTGTACCGGTGAAAAATCAAGCTGCTAAGATGCGAATAGATGGAACGGCAAGCATGTTAGATGCTTATGTGGGTTTATTTGAGCATTATGAGGAATTTTTAAGAGCCTTATAGGGAAAGGAGAGAGGTACATGGCTACAACTCAAAAAAAAGATAAGAAAATAACTCTTTTAACGCCAACATGGACAGAAGATGAAATGGGACAACGGATTCCGGAATGGGAGCCTTTACCAAGTGGTGAAAACATTTGGGCATATTATCGACAAGCTTCAGCGAATGAATTTTACGGAGCGGCTGCAATTAAATACAAAGTAGAGGCTATTTTCAAAATTAGATGGCGTGATGATATTGATACAACTATGAAAGTACGCTTTAGAGGTACTGATTATGGAATAACTCGAATTGATGACTTTGAAGGCAATAAACAAGACTTAGTTATATATGCTTATGTAATTAAATAAGGGGGAAGAAATATGTCAACTGAAAGATTAGAAAAAGAAGTGAACTAACCCCACTTAACGTTTTTATGGACTGCTTGAAGTGGGAGCTTCTTGTGAAGTAGATATTTAGCTATCTATATTTACCAAGCTATAAGGGCAGTCCCTGCCCCTAAAGAAAATGCCAATTACATGAATTAGGTAGCAACAATTGCAATTGAAAAAGGACAAACTTTTCAAAGGATGAAGTTTGTCCAAAAACAGATAAAGCTAATCAAGCATCTATTCGCCTTACCAGTTACTTAAATGGAAAAGAAAATAATTAAGACTAAAACAGCAAAAGGAATACATATTAATAAGAATCGGCCTATGTATTTTTTAGGCTCAGGCCCATACTTTTTTATTAAATAATATTCTACGCCCAAATTATTAATTGTAATAATTAGTACACATATCAAAAATAATAATACTTGTTCTGTAAACATATGCGTAAATGCAATTGAAAATAGAATCAAAAAGGTGAACATCTGAAAAGAACCTCTACTAAAAATATCTATTTTACCTTTTAAAAATTTTTCCATTTTACCCATATATCAAACTCCTAAATTAATAAATATTATAGACAACCAGCTGCAGCTTGTCCCGCTAACCAAACCGCTCCTACTCCTGCACCAATCGCCCATCCTGCTGGTCCACTAATACCTGCTATCGTCATAAGACCTGTAAAAGCTGTTGTATGTGCAAAACCAGCAAGAGAAGCTGCGCCACAACCACTAATTGCTTTTTGAGTAGAATTGCTTTGTAATTCTTTTAAAGCTTGTTTTTTAAATTTTGTGCCTTGTGAAGTGTTAATTACATTATTCATTTGGTTAATCGTAGATTCTAATTCATTGTAATGTTTTGAATCTACTTTATTTTTTAATTCACTTTCATTTTGAATATATAACTTTTTCGTATCTTTATTATATTTAACATGTTTAACCATCATATTAACCATCTGTTGTTCTTTTGGAGAAACAAATTGTACTTTATTTTTCATATGCTTTGTATCAATTGATGTAGCTGCATAGCTTGATGAAGGTAGTGTGATAGAAGTAGCAAGAGCCCCTGCTATCAATAAAAATTTTAAGCTTTTTCTTTTATTTAACAT